TAATGAGCTAACAGCACCTGTTGCGCTAACCCCTCTAGTCGTTCCTGAATAAACATCATACCATTTGGAGCCATCAAAAACTTGTAAACTCTTAGCATTGAGGTTCCAGATCACATCACCAGGATTGAACTTATTTTGAGACAGCGTGGTTAATGTGTATTGAGGCGTTGCCGTCGGATCAAACGCGCCTAAGTTTAATTCAAGGACGCGAACCAGCCGATTGTAAACATCAGGAGAAACCTCTCCTATAGCGTTAGGCAATCTCGTTTCAAGCAGTTTTCCCACTATCGTTTACCATTGGGCCTAATTTGCATACGGGTTGCTCCCACACGAAACCCCAGTCCTTCTCTTAATCCTGCTGAATTATCATCGTCTGATTCAAATCTTAGAACGACTTGGCGTGCTCTTGCTCTTGTATCAATCTTTGTGGTTGAAGAGGTAATCGCTGTTGTAGATGAAGTGCTTAAGTCTTCTCCTGGCCAATTGCGTTGCTTAAGAACAATGTTCATGGCAGCACTACTGTTAGAGCCAGTAAACTTAATATCAGGAATAATCCGATTAACAAAACTAAAGTATTCGCCGTCTTCAATATCTAGACTACTGGATTCAATATACACATTATCCATCGGCGATCCGTCCGCATCATTGCCTGTCTCATGTTGGTAAATATAATTATTAGTATCGGTGCCGGTTGCTCTTGGGAAGTCTTCTACGCCTTCATCCAACCAAGCATGACGTGTCAGTTCTCCGATAGACCAAGTTTTCTCGTTGTAGTTATAGATAACATAACGATCAATCTCGTCTGATGAGTTTGATGGGTAGAACCAACCCACCTCATTAAAGGCTTTGTTTAAAAACGCAAAGACTTTGTAAGCCTGTTGTAGATTAATGTTGCTAAAAACATAGTTGTGAACAGAAGAGGGTAGCGGTGCAACAGAACCATTGTAAAAATAGAATCCTTTTAAATCCATCCAAAACACCCCTTGAGGCGCATTAATTGATGCTTTAGGTCCAATTAAACCAACCCCTTCATTAACCAGGTTGGTGCTAAAGGTGTATGGCGATCCAATAAAAGTCATTGAATATAAAGAGTTATCTGTCCAAACCAGTGTTTCTTGTCTCGCTCTAAGACCACCAATAATGGAAGAACCTGATGAAAGCCTAAAAGAACCTGCTGTGTTAGTTAATAGTGGCTCCCACTGTGCTGCATTTTCTTGGTCTGACCAACAAATAAACATGGGATCAATAGAACCTGTTCTAGAGGAGCCAGAGATAGGGTCAGCGCCCAAACAAATAACATGACGATCAATATCACTAACCAATACTTGCAATGCTTTAGTCGGTGCCAAGTTAGCCCCCGACAAATCTGAGAGAACTACGGCTCTTGTGTCTATTCCGTTTGTCTTATCCCAATAATAGATGCCTCCAGCTCTTGGATTGATTAGTAAGTCTTCGCCAAAGTTATCGTGCGACCACAATCTAAGCTGACTGGTATCAGATAAAGCGCTGACTGAGCCAAACGTTCCTTCTCCCCAAGTTTTTGCACCCCAACCTGAAGCTGCAACATAAACATCTAGACCTACATTAATTTGATAAGCACCATCAACACCAGAACCACCATTGCCAGAATCACTGGAATTAGCTGTGACCGTATCACCATCGGTGTCTTTTGCTGTAAAAGTGTATGTGTCTGTGGTTACTGCGGTAATTTGATATTCTTGATTTAGTACAGCGGCTGTAATTAAACCACCCAAACTAACTGCACCACTTATCGTTACAAAATCATTAACCACAGCCCCATGATCATCATCGGTAGCTGTAATAGTAGAAGAACCGTCAGTGGCTGCAAATAAGATGCCGTTCGTTGTTGTGGCTCTAATCGGTGTAATATCGTTATATCCAGAGCCTTCTTGGATGTAGTATTTCCAAGTGGTTCCAACACCAAGATAGGGCGTGGTGTTTAAATCAACCCACGCATGCAAAGCACGACCCGTTCCTAAATAATAATTATTGTTGATTTTTTGCCAGCCTCCAATCTTTTCAGGGAATCCTTTGCGAAACCTCATAAGGTTCGCATCAAACCAACCTCCCTCATTGGTGTAGTCGGTTCCTTCTCGATCCACTCCTGGCTTTAATATGTATTTTGCTAAAGGCATTACTTTTCCTCTTCGTCCTCGTCAACTTCTCTGTAGTATCCCACAATATGCAGTATCTGCTCAAGATATCGTTTTATCTCACCCATGTTCATGGACAAGTTCTCATATCCTTGGCTAGTTAATCCGTAGAAAGCAACCCTGGGTTCTTCTCCCGCTTCTACTTTTGCAAGGTACTCGTTCATTGTATCAGGGGTCAGTATCTTCCACTCCACATCAGAGGCCTCTATCGGCTCTGGCAGCGGTGGATGATAAATGGGGTTTCGTTTAGCAACGGTTACTACTTCCACAGGCTTAGTTTGTGGTTGTTTGTTCGCTAAATCACCTAAAAGTGAATAGGTCGAACATCCGTTAATTAAGAGTAGAGGTATTATTAGTAGCTTTTTCATCAAATTGGTCTGGGTTGGTTATGTTTGTTAAATCTTGACCTACTCTAGCCGTTGCTTTATTGATCTTGCTTTCCAACAAACCTGGTTTAGACATGGCTAACCCTTCAAGATTATGCTTGGCAAACTTGTTTCTAAGGTTGGTGACTTGCGCTTGGCTCTGAGTGTACTGTGTATTAAGCGATTGAATTTGTACTTGGGTCTTTTTAGCTGATTCCAATGCTTTTACAATCTGGTCGTTTTGTTCCTGGATTGTTCGCTCAAGAACCGCTTGGTTGTTGATCGCTGTTTGCAGCTCAACCTTTGCTTTATCTAATTTAGTAAAGGCAACGATGTTAACCATAATAGAAATAAAAAGCACTCCACCTATAACTAGGGCAAGTTTCATTTCTTTTTCTTAACATTAATAGTCTTATACGCTTCGTTGATGTCTGGTGTTGATTCATCATCAGCAACATACCTTCCTTTTTTAGTGCGATTTCTAACTACTTTTTCTTCAAGGCCTAGAAATGTTTCTTTGAACCATTTAGTTAAACCTATTTTTTTTACATAAAATGCCATTATGATCTCCTTGTTTTTCTTGAAAATGATCTGTTTTTCTTTTTTGCAACAACTCTTAAATTACTTCTTTTTCCATTTTGTGGATTGCCGTCAACATGATGAACATCCATGCCATCACCTTTCCTAACTTTATTTTCTCTTTCAAGTTTTCTTCTGCTTCTGTTTCTAGCTACTCTGTTATCTTTTTGCTTTTTGCTTTTGTGGTAATTGTCGTATTCTTTTCTATATTTTCTTTTCTTTTTTTTTGTAACGGCCATTACTTCTCGCCTTTAAAGCTCTTAGACGAACCACTCGTACCTGCATAGAGTCCAAACCATGCTGCTCCTGCACCCACCACTATAGATATTAAGCCCGATTGTTCAAAACTAGGCTCTGGTAAACCCATAAACCAAAAGGTCGTGTAGTAAAGTAAGTACATATAGACTGACAAAAAGGCTCTTGGAAAGATTCGCCATGAGTCAATAGCCTGTGCTATAAATATAACCTTCTGATAAGGGTTGTTATTTTTAACGTCTTCTAAATCTCTAATCTTATCCTTTAAAGCACCAATCTCTTCGATCATTGCCATGAACTTGTTTAAGTCCATTTCTACTTCATTACGATCCATGTCTCCGCCAAATCTTCCACTAGGGTGATAATCTCTTTCGTCACTCATATTAGTTCGCCAATGGGTTGTCGTTTTTATTCTTTAGGCTCTGCACATCGTCATACATAGAATCAATACTTGCATTAATACCAGCAATACTTGTTTGTAGCATTACAACATCTGATTTAATAGGGCTTAAATCCTGTGTCTCTATATTTAACGATTTGATTTGCTCATCAACCGCTACTACCTTTTTATCCAACTCCGTTACTTGATCTGCTAGTCCATCTATTTCATTAATATAACGAGACATTTTAGATTCTAAGTTTTCTATCCTATTCACATAGGTAGCGCCTGTATAGCCAAACCCAGCTAGTGTTCCTACAATAGAAACCAAGCCTATGATCTGTGCTGCTTTTGATTGAAACCAGTCCATGTCAGTATTCTCCTAATAATATTTAGTAACTTTTCTTCGATCATCCATTACCGCGCCACAGGCTTTCGCAACACCTGACTTTACAAGGCCGCCAGTTTTGTATTTAGGAAACCCGGCTTTCATGTTTGCATACGCTTTTTTAGAGATAGTAGATTTCTTTTTGCTTCTACTTGTCCCCGCTTTCTTTCTTTTGTTTATGTTTTCATACAAACTCATATCAACACTTCCATCTTCTTCTTGCCTGATTAATTCTTGAGTTAGGGTTATTTCTTGTTTTAGCCGAACTTTTTCTTTTTTGTCCTGCTGATCTTGCGCAATAAGACTTTCTTCTTTTAGCTGCCTTACTGCCTTTCTTAACCTTGCCCGTTACCGCTGTCTTTAATTTACTGCCCGGATTTTTTTTACGATAGGCTTTTACGCCTTTCTTAGTCATCCCTGCGCCAGATTTAGTCTTACGATAATTACCACCTTTACCCGTGGTTCTTCGTATAGCTTTAGCTCTTTTTCTTTTCGCCGCCATGTGTTTTTTGCACTGCAAAACTAGCGTAAAGACTTGCTCCCTTATGGGCTTTATATTTTCCACTGTGTTTCATCAACTTGGGTAAACCTCGTTTTTGTTTCATCCAGTGAAAACCTTTTGGTGCTTTTACTTTCATAGTCTTGGTTGATCTCTCATTAAATTTCTCATGCCAGTTAAACTGTCTCCATACAATCCTATGAAAGCAGCGTTATTATCTGACATAGATACATTAGCATAAATTGCTTCTGGTTCATACCAATCGGAGGCATCAGCTAGAGTAGCTTGTCTATACCCATCAAAACCCTGCACATAGCCCATATAAGCAATGAGCTGTGCTTCATCAGCGTATTCGCCTGTTTCTTGTTGCTGTTCTTCTAGCTGTTCTTGTTGGTCTTGTATGTTTTGGGCCACAATCTGATCGGCTATTTGATCGGCTTCAGAAGTCGATACTTCACCTATCGCTGTTTCTATTTCTGCGTCCATTGAACCTACTGCTGTGTTTTGCACGCTTATAGTATTTTGCCCACTATCCCCTACTGCTGTGTTTTGTGAGCCACCCGTATCGCTAGAAACAGTAGTGTCCGTGGTCGTTGTAGAGGCAACCACTGTTTCTGAACCTACAGCGGTATTATTGTCACCACTAGTATTTTCACTACTAATGCCAACTGCTGTGTTTTGTGAACCTATGGTATTTCCACCCGACACATCCGTTGTACTCATAGATAAAACTTGCTGTGTTTGTATGGCTGAACTCGCCACTTGAGCAGAAATACTAGGAGAATTACTGGTGCTTATACCGCCTCCCGAGGCTGAACTGGCTACTGCGGTACTTGTAGTGCTTGAAACCCCTCCAGAAGCCACAGAATTGCCTGTAGACTGTATAGATGTGCCTGATGTAGTCCCGCTTACGCTATTACTGGCAGCTCTAATAGTATCAGCAACGACATTAAGTTGTCTTTCTTTCTTGCCGTCTTTGCTTTCTTCATTATCTACGAGGCTAACTTCTGAATCTTCTTCTGATTCTTCTCTCTCTTCTCTAAGGTTTTCGTTATCCTCCAAATCTGAATCCTCATCCATTTCTTCAACAACCAAATCCTCAATAACCTCATCTTCTGTAAACTCTTCTTCTTCAAAATATTCCTCCAATTCTTCTATTGTTTCAAATTCTAAAAACTCTATCGGTTCTTCTTCAAACACATCTATATGTTCTTCATGCTCGAAATGCTCTTGTAGTACATCTTCTAGTGGTGGCAACTCATACTCAATGCTTTCATACGCCAATAGTACAGGCTCATTATATAACTCTTCTGTATAAAGTTCTTCTTCAATATAATCAAAGGTTATGTATTCTTCCTCTCTAAGTTGTTCTTGTTCTAAGTCGTATTCATCCATTAACACATCTACATCGTCATACGAATCCATCGTAGTTGTTTCCCACTCTACTGTTCCGTCAGAACTAAACTCTACCTCTGTACCAAACCATTCATCCACTTGCTCTTGTCCAAACTGTTCGACATCTAACTCATACCAATCCTCATCTGTAAAACCCTCACAAGCATTTTCATAAC